CTGGGTTTGATTTACGAGTTCAAGATAAAAATGGCGAACAATTTGGATTTAGCATAGCTGAAGGTGAGGTCAAAGGTCATATTGATGGTGTTGTTTGTGGAGGACCTTTGAAAGCAGAATATCCTATGTTATGGGAATGTAAGTCAGCCAATGATAAAAAGTTTAAAGAGTTTCAAGCCAAAGGTGTAACTTTAGCTAATTCTGTTTATGCAGCACAAGTGGCATTGTATCAAGCCTACATGAGGCTAACAGATAATCCATGTTTATTTACTGTTTTAAATAAGAACACAAGTGAGATTTACTATGAGTTTATACCTTTTAACAAAGCTTTGGCACAAGAGATTAGTGACAAGGCTGTAACAATATTAGAAGCCACAAAAGCAAATGAAGTATTGCCTAGAGTAGCACAATCTCGTGATTACTTTTTTTGTAAATATTGTGAGTTTCAAGACACTTGCTGGAGTAATTAAATATGAGGACGAAGGTAGCATCGCCCTCACATACTTCAGCCAATGAAGTGAGGTCAGTATAATGAACATTATAAAACTTGGCAATAAGAATAGGGATGTGTCAGCCAATGAATTAGTCGATATGATTAGTCAGAAAGTCCCAGCCAGTGTACAAATTAACGCTCTTAGGGACACTTATCCACATGGAGAAATTAGAGGAGATGTATTTACTATCGGGTCATTAAATGGTGAGCCTGGCAAATCTTTAAAGATAGATATAAATCCAAGATCTCCTTATTTCATGAAAGGATCGGATTTTAACGGAGCCGAAGGTGTAGGGGGTATAGTTAAAATTTTGATGGAAGGAAGGAACATGAGATTACCTGAAATCAAAGAATTGTTCGGAAACTATTTAAATGACACAGCTCAATCTGAACCAGAAATACCGAAAGAATTAAGTGTAACATTTAAAAAAACCTATGACATAAATACTCCATTTGATCATGAACATCTATATTTATCGGCAGATGGAGATCTATTATGTCGTGTTCGTAGATACAATATTAGAGATGATAATGGCAATCCAGTCATGGACAGTCATGGCAAGCCCAAAAAAGAGTTTAGACAGTTTACAGATGCTTCTTATCCAAAGATACCAGATGTAAGACCTTTGTATAATTTACCTAATGTTGTTGCCTCAGAAAAAGTTATTTGGGTAGAAGGTGAGAAGTGTGCTGATGCACTGAATGAGATCGGATATACTGCGACTTGTACAATGGGAGGAGCTGGTATGCTCTCTCGTAAGTCAGCCAGTAGATTTGACTTCTCACCTTTACAGGACAAAGAACTTATCATATGGGGTGACAACGACAATGCAGGTCGTAAAGTTGCTGAACTGGTACAAGAACTGGCATTAAATGCTGGAGCAAGATCGGTGACTACATTAACGCCACCTAGGGGTAAGCCAGAGGGTTGGGATGCAGTTGATGCTATATCGGAAAGCTTTGATGTACAACATTTTTTAAATACGACAGTAAAACATACCAAACGTAATATAAATCTACTTGACGATAGTTTACTGGTAAATCGTTTTGAAGGTAATGCACCCGAACAAAAGTTCTTAGTTGATGGTACATTTCCTTTAGGTGTGCCAATAATATTCTCAGCAGCAGGTGATGCTGGTAAAGGTATGATGACACTTGATTTAGCTATGAAAGTTGCATCGGGTCAGCCTTTGGCTGAGAGTTTTGGAAGCTCTATCGGGGAGTTTGGTAATGTTGTTGTGTTTACAGCAGAGGATGACGAGGCAGAAATGCACAGGAGGATTGAGCGTTTGGATCCGAACAATTTGAGATTTTCGTACAGGCATGAGCTTCGAGTCGTATCGTTACCTAACGTAGGTGGTGTGTTTCCAATATTACAAGACACAAGAGATGGATATAGCACCAGTGAAGAGTTCGAGAGACTTTACGAACAAATATTACAAATGAATAATTTAAAACTAATTATTTTTGATCCTTTGGCTTCTTTTGTTCATGCTGATGTCAATGCTGATCCAGCGGCAGGAGCTGCCTTGACAGGTTTATTGGCACAGATCGGAACAGAAACTGGAGCTTCAGTTGTCATGTGTCATCATATGACAAAAATAAAAGATGATACTGTGGTCAATACTCCAGAGCAAGCAAGATTACTCATAAGAGGCACGTCAGCATTAGTTGATGGTGTTCGTTGTGCTTTTGCATTGTGGCAAGTGGATGAAGCTACTGGTCGTAGACGTTGCATGGACATCGGGACTGAGTACGAAAGAAATAGATGTTTTGATGGTGCAGTCGTAAAGTCAAACGGACCTGCTAACAGAAATATTAGACATTTTGTCAGAAACAGTTACTCTGGATTATTAGAGGACAAGACAGAGGAGATTAGACGATTACATTCTGGAACCAACAGAGAGATCAAAAAAGATGCCCTGTTCGCTTGGATAGCAACTTGTGAAAGGGAGGGTAGAGCCTTGACACAACAATCGGGAGCAGATGCAATACAACAACGTATGGCTTCAGATGCTGATGCACCAAGAGTGTTGAACAATCTTACACAAAGAAGCATTGACGGAATTGTTCGGGAACTTATTCAAGAATCACGAATCGGGAAATACTCTTTCTCGACATCGGGTGGTCGTAAATGGCTTGGCACAACAGATGGTGTAATGTCTCGTGGAGAGTACGAAGCAAGCACAGCAACGGATAATGTCTAAAAAGGGCAAATACAGCAAGACCAGTAAAAGATATAACGAACTCCTTGCGTTTACAAAAAAATTAATCAATGAAAAATCGAATCAGCTAGATGAGTCCGAACAATTGTTTGAAGATGACCCCAGAGCTTTGAAAGAAAAAAAGTATGGTCGAGTCAGAAGAAAGCCAACTCATGTTTTTTCCAAAAGTACATTAAGTGATATTTAAAAAGGGATGGAAAAAATCCACCCCCATTTTATCTTTACAAGAATAGTTATCAACAAATCTTACATAGGTAGTATTTTGTTAATTTTCTATTCTCTTCTAATATAATTAATTTAAAAAAAAATTACAATTACTATTGACTTATATGTAATCAATGCTATATGTAACTATTATTAACTATCTTTTTAGGAGGTCAGAATGAAAAAGGAAGAAATGTCAATACAGGACTGGGAGGATTTAGATCGTTTCTTGGATCACGAGAATGAGATTTTAGATCGCCCATCAAGTTCTATCACATCAGATGCTATCTTAGCTATTGATCACATTTTAAATGTCATTGAGAAGAGAGATGTTAAGAAGTGCACTGAGGACACTCAAGAGTCTTACGTTGTGTTGAAGGATTTAAAGCACAAGTTAGAAAATGAGTATGTCATTTACAGACCATAGGAGAGGGCAATGAAGTTTAAAATTATATGGGATAAAAAAGATCAGCCAACTCTTGAGGAAGCTCAAGAGTTTGTTGGTGGATGGGTTGAAACTGTTCGTTTGAAAAACGGAGATACTTTGCTTATTGACGAAGAGGGTAAGCTTAAAGGTAAGGACGTTAACAAAACTGCTACATTGCACTTTGTAGCTAGTTATGGAATGACAGACGTTATTGCAGGAAATGCAATGTTGATCGCAAAAAGTGCAAATACAAAGTGGAGGTAGTGTCCGAGTGGTTAGGAGATGGTCTGCAAAACCATTTACAGGGGTTCGATTCCCCTCTACCTCTCCAAAATTAGGAGTTTATTATGGAAGATAAATTTGAAAAACCATTGATGGCAAGTGAGATTATCGGTGCTATGTCGCAACCCAAAAGAACCTTTTACAACTATGTAGGGGGTTCCATAGCTGAGGGAAAGATTAGGGAGACACAATCTGCATTGGTGCAGGCTCAAAAGTTTATTGTGTCTAATAAGCTTATTGATCATGCAGCAGAAGCTTCTATGTCGAAGCCAAAAGTATTATTAGAGATGATTAAACGTGCCATACCACCATTTAAGAATATGTTTATTGAGTGGGATGAGGATTATCGTGTTCATGCTTTGTGGAATTTGTATGAGAAATATATGCCACAGTATAAAGATAAAATTCAATTTCCAAAAGATCATGCTGAGAGAATTGGTTATCATATATATCATTATGATTCTCCAACGGGTGACAGTTGGTTTATGTTCGAGATGTGGTTAATGCTACAAGGTAAATGGTTTGCCTCACCTTTGGCTTGTGTTGTTCGTAATGATGAAGATTGGGATATGAATAAAGCTTTTCGTCAGTATAAATATAATGAATTAAAGTCAAATGATTTACCTACTGAATTTAAAAATTATATGTTAGATGCTGAAAATTATTCCAAAGAAACAGTTGCTCAAGGTCAGAAGATCATTGGAGCACCTTATACATTAATGTATTTTGCAGATTGGGATAAAACCAAAGAAGAAGATCGATTTAGAGCTTTTACCTTAAAAGATAGAGAAGAAGATTATGGTATCATGCACGACATTTATTCAAGAGTGACAACAGTTCAAGGTAGAGCCATGCACTGGATGGTTCCAAAAGAAAAGTTTAAGCAAGGCTGGGGTGTTGAAGAAATGACGAGATTGTCAGAGACACATTTACAGTTAATTAGTGGTGGAGACATCAGATTTATCGTTAGTGTATTATCTATCCTTAATTACGATTTAATCGTCAAGCAGGTACAGAAACCTGCCAAGCATAAGGTAAAACACATAAGGTTCGGTAGGAGTGTCCCTACAAACGAATATAGCCTTTTAAATATAGAATTACCTAAGCCAAGAGGTAAAATTGTATATGAAAAGATTTTCAGTGGTCATGGCACACCTAAAAAGTGGCATAAAAGACGTGGACATTGGAGACGCTATCGTGATGCACAAGGTAACATTACCAAAAGAGTTTGGGTATCTGAGTGTGAAGCTGGTAGCAAAGTGTATGGTGAAAAGATCAATGACTATAATTTGCAAAAAAGTGATTGATCTTGCAATCAATACAATGTAATAATATCTTTAACTATCAAAGGAGCAAGTAGATGAGTAGATACAAAGATAAAATGATGGGAGTGATGCAAGAGTTTTATTCCTATTTAACTGATGATAGCATGACAAATGATCAAGCTATCGCTAGAATCAAAGAAGATCATGGCGAACATTGGGCAGAATATGTTCGTGACGAGATTGAAACTGAGGAGGCTGAGTATGAGACCATTGGTTAAACGTATTGATATGGCTTTGCATATTCAAGAGTTGTGTGCAGTTAATCACATAACTGTCAGTTATCAATCTTTAGATGATAATATTCCTAACTATTATGCCAATCAAAGAAAGAAGCATATACATATCAGACCGACTAAGAACACAGGTTATTATGTATCAGCTTTGCATGAGATTGGTCATATTATGGGAGATAATCAATCTTATAATAATACAGTAAAAGAAAGGGAGATCGGTGCGTGGATTTGGGCAATGCTTAATGCAAAAGTTTGGACAGATACGGCAGATCGTGTCATGTCGAGGGCTTTATCGTCTTATGGTATTAGTGAAGAGGAAAGTAGGGAGATCCAACAAAGGTGGAATCCCTGTCACAGGGACGATGAAGAACAAATCGCAGTTTAATAGGATTTTTATGAAAAATCTTATTACTCATATTAACAATGCAACTCCCCAAC